GGATTAAGTTGTGGTAGACATACAAATGAGGGGCGTATGCCGAGCATAGCAAAATCTATTGAAAAAGAACATGGTCGTCAGTTGACCAACAGGCAAAGAACTTTTGCAAGACACATCGTTGAAGGGATATATTCTAATACTGAATGTGCAAGGAAGGCAGGGTATACTCCTGACCTTGCCAACAAACAAGCTTCGGTTCTTTTGAACGGTCGAGACTATCCACATGTGGTCGAGTACATCCAAGAATTGAGAGACGAAAGAGAACGACGCTATGGTGTCACAACTATTGGTCAACTCGAACGACTGCACAAGCTGTCACTTGGGGCCGAGGATGCAGGACAATTTTCTGCCGCTATCAATGCAGAGAAGATAAGGTCTGCACTTGGTGGACTGACCATCGACAGACGCGAAACGATCAACACGATTGACCAACTATCAAGAGATGAGATCACTGCTCGACTAGCCTCCTTACAAAAACAATACCCTCAAGCTTTTGTGATTGATGGGACAGCGGAGGATGTAACAGATGAGCAAGGGACCAGAGGCGAACTTCTGGCAATCGATCAGGACGAACCTACCTAAAAAATGTTTTGCTACTAGGATTGAGAACAAGCATGGCGGTGGTGTGCCCGATGTTCATATGGTCTGGGATGGGTTGCCGTTCTGGATGGAATTGAAAGTAGCAAAAAGCAACAAGGTAAATATATCCCCACACCAAGTCGCTTGGAATATGGCATACTACGCTCGAGGAGGGGCCAGTTTCTTCTTAGTAAAGAGGGCCAAGGAGCGAGACCTAATTTTATTTAGGGGTGATCAGGGGGCCGCTCTGTCGTCCTGCGGCCTGTCTTGCGCCCTTGGTTCTCGGTTCGAGGGCCTTGCGCCCTTGTTCTG